GCTGGCGAGCGACCTGCGGCGATGGCGAGCTCGAAGACGCTTCTCCGGAAGTTGAGCTCGAGCGCTTCGGCGAACCGCAAGAACAGTCCACGATCGAGCGGGTTGGCAGTCTCAAGCACAGCCGCAAGGCGCGGATGCGTAGCCGCAGCCGCTTGTGCTTCGCGCAACAGGTCACGCCCCAGCGAGCCGACGCGCTCCGCTTCAACGGCTGATGTGCCGACGCCGTAGGACTGCGCCAGGTCATCGAGCATCTTGGGGCTGTAGTAGACGCCAGCCTCATCGACGATCCCGGTGCCGAGCATGCGCCGATTGAAGACGGCCTCGGTCGCGTAGTCGATGGCGTTTCGGCCGACCAAGCCAGCCGCTTCGAGCGTCTGTCGCGCGCCGATCGTCGCCAACGGCAACAAGCCAAGCTGCGCAAGCCGTCCCAACTGCACAGGCACGTTCGGAAGGATGTAGCCATAGGTGAAGCGGCTTTGAGAGTCGCGACGGCCGATGCTGGCTGCGTGCTCGATCGCATCCTGTAGGTAGGCGCCGGTCGCGCCTCGAGCTCGAACCGGTACGCTATCGATGGCGGTGAACAAGCCATCGGCTACGCCCTCTGACAATGCACGCTCCACTTCTCCAGCCGTCGGGTCGACCAGAGCAATGCGTGTCGAGGGCGCGCCGGTGGTGAGCTCAGGAACCGGGAGTGTGCGAACCGCACCGGGCTGCGGGAACCGCTGGATGATGTCCTGCAGCGTCTGGCCGGGAGCCAGGTCGACGGCCGCCTGCGCAGCGTAGATGTCCCGCGCTTCGGCGCTCAGAGCCTTCTTCAAGCCCTGCTCATGGATGACCTTCAAGAAGGCCGCGCGGAAGTCGGGGGCCTTGCCCGTCACGATGCCCTGCGCTTCAAGTAGCCTGTCGAGAGCGCGGACTTGCCCGATGGTTGGGTAGGCCTCGAGGTCCACAAGTTGCGCCGCGCGCTCCTTCGCAGCGTCCTTGCGGGCGCCGTACATCGTTTCGAAGAGCGCTTCCCATGCCTGGGCCGGTGGAGTGCGAGCAGCAACGGATCGGCTGAGCTCTCCGGCCATCAGCTCATCGAGAGCGCCGTCAACGCTGCCTGTGCGCTTCGTGGCGTCGGTGAGCTTTGCTTTGAGGTCGCGCAGCGAGCTGATGCCCTTCGCCTGAATCTCACGCGCCGTCCGCGCTGCAGCGAGGGTTCCCCGATCCAGCGGGACGAACGGCGCCAGAGCACGCAGCTTGCGCGCTGTGAGGCCGTTGAAGACAGACTCCGTCCCGTCGAACCAGACCTGCGCACGAGTCAAGTCTGCGGATCGGCGAGCCATGGGGCCGAGCTGGTCCAAGAACTTGGTCTCCCATGCCGCTTGTGCTTGGCGCCGCGCCGCCGCTGGCACATCAGACCAAGTCGCATACCGGGCAAGCTCTGGCAGAGCTTCGCCGGGCGGACGTTGGTCGAAGCTGCGCGCGAAGGCCTCGGCCTCGTTGGCGGCTACGCCTCGAGCGCGGGCCGACTGTCGCAGCGCGATGACCGCCTCTTTGCGAATGGCGTCGACGTCGGCCGGGGCGCGCGCAGCCAAGCTGTACAGCTTCGTCTGCACTGGGCCCGCGGCCTGGGCTGCCTCTTGCCGCAATGCGGCCGCAACCTCATCGGGAGTGCGCACGAATGTCGCGCGCCGATGCGCTGCGAGACGCTGCGAGGCCTCTTGCGCCATGTCGCGCGGGACGCCGATCGTGTCGCTGATCATCACGTAGTCGCTTGGCGTGTTGGCTCTCGTGAGCGACACGACGCGCGCCTTGTCCGCATCATCAAGGCCGGCCTCATCGGCTACCCGTGCGACATCGCTCGGGAAGTTGACCGAGCCGAGCTTGTCGACGAACGCTTGCTGCTTCGCCTCATCCACAACCGCCAGTTTTGCGGCCTTGCGGGCTACGGCCTGCACAACCGAGGGCGACACGTTCGCCGCTGCTTGGTCTGCGGCCTCAAGCGCACGCTGCTCAAGCTGTGCCGCTCTGACCTCGAGCGCGGGAAGACGAGCTCGTGCCGGGTTGGTCTCTGCGAGACCGCGAACCAAGTCACGGCTACGCGCTGCAGCTTGCGCTGCCTTCTGCGCAGCTTGTGCTTCCTTGAGCCGTTCCGCCTTGGCGAAGGCGCGTGCGATGTCGGCGACGTAGCCGATGCCGCCAAGCAGCTCGGGGCCAGCCGGGAGGATGACTTCGGGAACCAAGCCTGCGATGAAAGCAGCATCGGGGTCGCCGGTCACCCGTGCGTAGTAGTCCCGGACTGCAGGGGTATCCGCCCATTCGTCGCCAAGGGTGCGACCTTTTGCGAGGTTCTCGGTGATGCGCCGCGCTTCAAACTCCAGAAACGCTTGCGGCTCCTCGAGCGGATCGGGCGCCTCGACATCGGTCACGCGGCGTCGGCCTTCGGGGTCATACGCGGTGACCTTGCGTGTCTGGCGCTGAGTCGCAACACCGGGAAGCGGGACCGCCACTTGCGGAATCGCAGCGATAGCGTTGGTGATCGTCGTTCTGGTCTCAGGGTCTGCGCCGATCGCATCTGCGTAGGCGGTCGCTGCTTGCTCCAAAGCTTGCGTCGGGAACAGGACTTCTGGCAAGCCGATGCGTTCGCGCAGCTTTGCGATCTCAAAGCCGAGGTCATCGGGGTTGCGGGGCAGTCCGCGCTCGTCAACCTCGTAGCCAAGGCCTCGGAAGTAGCCTTCTGCGGCCGCAACACTCACCCAACCGAGGGCAGAACGCAGCGCAGCGCCTAACGGGGTCTCCACAACGCCCGCGCCTTGCTGTTCCTTGGTCAGAACGCCACTCACAAGCGGACCAACGTACCGCTCGAACACCGGAACGTCCTCACCGGCCTCAATGCGACGGTCAATCTCTCGCTGTTGCTCGCCCCGAACCCGCTCTTCTTCGCGGAAGCGCTCTTCACTGACTTCGGTCTGCAGCTGGAAGGCCTCTGCAAGCTCTTCACGTACCGTTGGGCGCCGAAGCTTGCCCGTCTGAGGGTCGCGGTAGAAGCGCGCAGCCTCTGGCGCTGGAAGCTTCTCGACATCGAGCGGAGCGGGAAGGCCCTCGACAGGAACCAGTGCCTCCGCTTCGCGCCGCGCCAGCTCTTCGGAGCTCAAGACGCCAGTGCCTTCGACCGGTGCAACCAAGACGCCAGGGGCCTCGACAACGCGAGATGCTCGGCTGAATGGCGCCGCTGTTCCAGGCTCCATCGGACGCGTTTCGCCTGCAACAACGAGCCGTTCGCGTTGGCGCTCAAGCTGCTCACGAGCAAGGCGGGCCGCTTCCTGCTCTTGCTTGAGCGGATCGCCAACGATGAACGGTCCACGCGCTTCGATCTGCTCACGCGCAGCTTGCTCCGCTGCCTGCTCGATGCGGCGTTGCATCTCGCCTGTAGGGGCGAACGAAGGGAACGGCGCCGCCTGCGCTGTCAGGGGAGGCGTAGGCTGCATCTGCTGTGCAAGCTCGAGCAGCTCTTTCGCTTCGGCCTTGAGGCCCTTGGCGATGAGCTTCTCGGCTGCGTCGAGCATCTCGGCTTGTGTGCTCATTGGTTGGCGAGCTCCATCAAACGCTTGAGCCTTTGATCAGCCGTCTCGAACGGCGGGACTGTTGGTGCTGCTGGCGTCGGCGCTGCTGGAGCTTGCGGCGCCATCGACGGCGCAACCGGCGCAGGCCGAGCAGCAACAGGGGCTGCAGCCATCGGAGCACCAACCGGAAGCCGGAGCTTAGGTCGACTTGCAGGCAATGGTTCTGCGCCACTAAGGACATTCGCGATGCTTTGCGCTGCGCGCGTGCCCTGCGCTGCGATGCCGGACGGTTGCCCCTTGAAGACGACATCGAAACCTCCCTCAGCCCGTGGGCGGTACTGGTAGTTCGCGTTCGTGGGGTCCTGCACAAGCCCTGCAGTCGCGCTTGGCTGCGCAGCCGTGCCAACGGTCGCCGCAACGCCTGGAAGCGCTCCTAAGCCTGCCTGCAGCGCTGCAGGGAGCACAGCGGGCGCCGCCTGCGGAGCGGGGGCCGCGTTGGTTGCAGCTGCCCTCGTTTCGAGCTCAGCCTTTTGTGCCTTGAGCCCCTCGAGGCGAGCCTTTGCGGCTTCGGCCTTCTGGGCTTCGGTCTGTTTCGATGCTTGGGCCGCCTTGGCATCGGCTTCGAGCTTGGCCGGAGCTTGCTTCTCGCCACCGAGTTCACGGTAAGCGACAAGGAACGCCAGCGCATCGTCGATGCTCGCAGCGTTCAGGCTCTTGTCCTTTTCGAGCTGTTCGCGCAGCACGTTGATGTCGTATTCCGTCCCTGCCTGGTCATAGGCCCGTGCCAGGTTGACGGCTTTAGTCTGTGCGACCGTGTCGGCCTGCAGCGGGCGCGCGTTGGTGCGTGCGTCCTCAACAAGCCGATCGGCCTTGAGCAAGGTGTCATAGATCGGCGTGTTCTGGTACTGCAGGTAGCGGTTCTTCCACTCGTCTGCGCTGCCTTTGCGTTCGACCTTGTAGCCCTGCGCTTCGAGCTCACGCCGCAGCACCTCGAGGGCAGGGTCATCGTAGGCAGCATCGAGGGCGCCGCGTTCGGCCTCGAGCTGTGCGATGCGCTTGCGGCTGGCCAAGATCTCTTCTTCGAAGTCGGCCCGCTGGTCATTGCGGTAGGCCTGCTTGTTGCGGGCCTCGATGTAGATGTCTCTTGCATACGCATCGGCCTGCTTGATGTCGCCGGTCGCGCGAGCAACCTCGAGCGCAGCCTGCAGCGCATCTTCTTGCGTCGCGAACCCACTGGCGCGCAGCTTTTCGGCCGCCGCTTTGTCGCCAGCGCGCTCGAGCTCGTCTGCGGTCATGGCGCGACGTTCGACGATGGCGAGGCCGCCATAGCCGCCGCGCACACCGGACGGGCCCGCGAAGGCGAACTGCTCAAGCGCTCGGCTCGCTGCAGCTTGCGCAGCCGTGTCCGCGCCTGCGCCGGTCGGAACCTTGCCCTTGGCGGTTCCCGCTGCGCGCTGCAGGTTGGCAAGCACGCCGCCAAGCTCTTGGCCCGTGCTGGCGAACTTCTGCGCTTGAGAAGTGGCGAACGAGGCGATCGCCGCCGCTTTCTCTGGCGTCATCTCCGGAGTGATGAGCGCCGTGGCCCGTCGCAAGATGCCGGGCGCATCGCCCTTTACGCTTGCGCCGGCCATGATGGCGGCCCGCTCATCCTTGCTGAGCGAGGTAGCCTCAACGCGCGCCGCGCGACTGCCCGCTGCGATGCTTGCCCGCTGCGCAGCTGCATCGCCGACCTGTTGCAGCACGGCCTGAACCGCAGCCAGGTCGACGGGCGGCACCGCGAAGACTTGCTGCAGGCTGGTCAGGTTGGCGCGCTCGTTTTGCACCAAACTATCGAGGTAGGTCAGTCGCTGTTGCTCGTTCTCGACTTCGGCCTCGAACCGCTTGAGGCGGTTGACCGCAGCGAGCTCCCGCGCATAGCGCTCGTAGTAGTCTTCGCGTTTAGGCATGCCTACCTCCGAGTGGGCGCGGGGATGAGGCCGCCGCCGGTGACGCCGCCGGATGCTTGCAGACGACGAATCGCCTCATCGGCTGCGAACTGTTGCGCACGAAGCTGCGCCGCCGCTTGAGCACGCTGCTCTTGAATCTGCACAGCCTGTAGGCCGACGTCGGCCGCGCCTGCAAGCCCTCCGGTGACGGCTTGCATGATGCCTTGAGCTCGTTGGGCCTCGGCCAAGCGTTGCTGATTGCGCATCGCTTCGATGCGTGCCGCCTCGGCTGCAGCCGCTTCACGCTCGGCCTGGGCGAGCACTTGCCCTTGCTGCACACGCATGCCCGTCTGTGCGCCTGCCCGCGCTTGCTCCTGTAGAAACAGCTCTCGACCACTCACGCCACCGCCGCGGGCGGCCGCTTGCTGCAGGCCTTGCGCTTGCAGCTCTCGTGTTGCGCCGGCTTGCTCTTGCAGAAACCTCGCCTCAAGGGCGCCGCGCTGCTCTTCGCTTAGGCCGAGCTCGCCTCGCCGTTGCCGCGCCTCGAGGTCTGCCAGTTCACGCTTCTCTGCCTCGGAGAGCATCATCTTCTTGGCTGCGCGCGCAGTGCCGATGCCTTGGGCGATGCCCGCTGCAGCTTTTGCCGCGCCTGCACCGATAAGCAGCGCTGTCCCGATCGCCATGGTTCACCTCAGAGGTAGAATCCCTCGACTGCGACGCCCCAGTTCACGACGCCGACCCGGTCGACCTGCGAGTGCGTTGCCAAGCCGAAGGTAACAACGCCAGCCGTGGTCTCGTGTGCGATGCAGCCCTGCTTCGCATCGTACCCGCCGCTTTGCGTATAGGTTCTCAATGCGCCGGCCGGAAAGCTTGTGCTCAACGTGTCCTCAGCGTTGCGCGTTTCTTGTGCTCTGTCGCGATAGCCCGTGAAGGCTGTCGGCAGCGTACCGATCCACGGAGCAAGCCAGACCAGACGTTCAGCTTGGGCCACTTGGTAGCCAGCCGTCGAATCGTCGGGTCCGGCCTCCCACTCCCACCAATAGTGGAACAGGAACTTCGCAGCGCGACGCACATCAAGCTGAAAGGCCGCGTTGGGTAGCGCAACGAACGTGTTGGCGGCCGTTCGGCCTTGTCCGGTCAAGAACTTCGTTGCGAACGTCAAGCGGATGTCCATGCCGCTGGCGCTCTGCCCGCCCTGGTAGCCGCTCACTCCGTGCTGTAGGCCTTGGTAGGGCAGCAACTCTGGGGGTTGCAGGTGCCTCGTCTGAATCCACTTGCTTGCCTCGAGGTCGCCGGCAACGACCCCGTTGTGCAGGTAGACGCGCAATGCCTCGAAGTTGCCCTCGAGCGCAGCGCTCGTGAGCGTAGTGTTGGCGACGAAGACGTTCGGAGCGACGAAGGCCATCACTTCACCCGCATGAGCATTGCGTTGAGGCCGCCCGCGTTGTGGTCCAGCGAGCACGCCCCCTTCGCGTTCAGCGCATCGTCGCGAACCAGCCAATCTTGACCGGCGTTGTTCCAGCTGTGCAGCAAGCCGGTGAAGACGACGCGAAGGCCATACACGACAATCGAGGCGACCGGACTGCCTTGCCTGTGCCAGTCGCCGCTAATGCCCTGCCATCCGACCTTCGCTTCAAGCCTTGCCGGCATATCGCCGTTGTCCGGCTGAACGGCGGTCTCGTTGAAGGCCGCAACCGATGTTGTGGCGCCACACGTTGACAGCGGGTTGCCGAGCTTCGTCGCGCTTGGGTCTGCGCTGTTGAAGTCGCCCTGACCAGGCACGTTCACGAAGTTTGCAAGCGCTACGCTCGTGACGTCCCATTGCAGCCAGAAGGCCCAACAAGTGACGTTGGTCGCGACATTGACGACAGCGCCAGCGCCGATGTCCCAGTCGCTGATGGTGCCCTGCCAAGGCCGCGCACCCGTGTAGACCGGACGCACACTGAGGTCCCAGTAGACGCGCAGCACACTGTCGGCATCGAGCGTCCAGCCTGTGCCGAGAGCGAGGGGGGTCGCGACGCCTGCAGCGTTGCGCACAAGGAACGGAGGCTGCGCGCCTGCTACAGCTGTGTCGCTGTTGAACGCTCCGTGCTTCCAGTCGGGCCGGCCGATCGTGCCGGTCGCCATCTGCGGCGCCATGAAGCGCGCTGGCGTGAAGTGTGGCAGGTCAATCGCTGCATCCCGCGTGTTGAACGCATTGAGTGCGCCAGCCTGCGAATAGTCGTTGAATCGGTTGTTGAGGTTGGCTGCGGTGACGCTGTCGCCGTCTTGAACCGGAGCTCGTGTGATGCGGCTCATCGCCACCTCCCGATCGCCAGATAGCGGCCTGCGTAGATGTGGGCCTGCATCAGATGACCGCCGGCCAACGTCACAAGCGCAGCATCTTCGCTCGCCTCGGTGAGCTTGAACTGCAGGTTCACTGTCAGGTCGCCAGCTGGTAGCTGCAGCGAGCCGAAGACTCGGCATCGACCATGCGCGGCCTTGCCGCGCCGTTCAGCGAGGGTGATGCCGTTGACCAGGATGCGCAGTCGAACGTAGGCTGGTGAACCAGGCCGACCGTCATTGACGCCATCCGCAAAGATGTTGTTGGCGTAGGTGTTGCATCCGTATTCCATGTACAGACTTCCACCCTTGAAGCCTGCAAGGGGAACAGCCGGGCCGATGTTGGTCCAGTCGCCAAGGTGCACCTGAATCGTGCTGCTGATCCACGAGTTGTTGGGAACGCTCGTGTCTTGGTCTGCGACCTGCTCACCCCCTCGAGACAGCGGGTACAGCGGGTCTTGGTACACCCTGTGCAGCGCGTAGTCCTCGAGGCGACTTGCGTTGCACCAGTCGGGCGGCATCTGCGACCGGTCAAGGGTGGTGATGCTGCTCTGACTGACAGCGAGCTCGTCGTTGATCGTGTCCGGTGCGATGACGCTGCGCGCGACCGCTTGCCGGGTTGTCCAGTGCTTCATGCGCGCACTCCCATCACGACTTGCGTGCCCTTGCTCGTGAAGCCGTACTCCCAGCCCACAAGGATGAGATCTTCCTGTGTCTCGAGCTCAAAGCAGAACCAGCTGCAGCCTTGATGCGCGACCGAGAAGCGCAGCGGAACCAAGCGCTCGTCTCGATACGTCGCCTGGCTCAACACGGACTTGTCGAGCGTAGCAAGCGAGGCAGCGTCTGGCGGTTGTGCGAAGTAGGTCCGCTCTTCGACGGCCTGCAGGCTGAAGTCCTTGTAGTGCCGCATCGTGATCTTCTGGTTGCCCGTGGTGAGCATCCAGATCGTGACGTAGGCGACCTGCTTCTGTGTTTGAGGGTCGCCGAACGCGGACCAAGCCGACCGGTAGATGCTCGTAGGCGTCGGCCCATCCTTGAGCACATCGTCAATAAGAACGCGACCGAGCGCACGCTTGCCGGACATCACGAAAAGCCCGCGCTCGCTCTCTGGCGCCGTGTCTTGGTTGCCCGTGTGATGCCCGAAAACCATCGCGCCGCCGAAGAAGGTGCTCACAGCCCCGACTGGGAAGCCCTTGCGGGTCGACCAAGGCGACGCATCGGGCGCGGCCTGCAACCGGTCCACGTGCAAGATGAACCCGGTGTCGGGCCGGTCGTTGCCGAGCGTCGGCACGAATAGCGCGTACTCTTGTTCTTGTGCAGACCAGGTCGCGACAGCCTTCGGGAAGGCGTCATTCGTGATGCGGTTGATGAACTGGTCCTGCAACGTCGTGAGCTTGACCAGGTCGTTCGTTGCGCCGCCCTGCAGGCCTCCGGTGATGGCATAGACGCCATCGAGCGCCAGAAACACAACGCCAAGGCCGGGGACCGTCGCCAGCGAATGCGGGGCACGGCAAGTGACAGACGAACTGAGCGTAGTGACAGTGAATCCGGCCTGCGCATCGCCTTGCACGACGTCGATTCCATTCTCGCGGAACACAAGCAGCGCCGTGTAGTGCGCATAGAGCGCGGTGATGGCGCCGCCTTGCGCAGCAAGCTCGATGTAGGCATCGGCCGCGAACTGTTCAATCAGCCCTTGGGCGCTGTAGTACAGCGTGCGGCTGTCCTCGAGGCCGCCATCGAGCCACAAAACGCCGTTCCACACAGCCGAAAAGCGGGCGCGGGGCGCTGGTAGAGGGCCAGTCGCGATGTCTGGCGCGGGCTGGCCAAGCAGCGCGGTCGGTGCTGCGTCGAAGTAGAGTGTGTCGACGTTGTTCCTGATGACTTCAACCAAGTACAGCCGAGTGTCGCCGGGAAAGTCGTAGTCATCGCTGTAGTTCGTCGTCCTATAGAGCTTGCGCGCTACCGTTCCCTTCGGGCCCGTGGGAATCGTGACCGCTACCGCATGCTTGTAGCCAATGGCGCCAGCCGGAAGCCCCCATGCGACCGAGTTCAAGGTCGACACTGGGCCTTCGCTGCCTGAATCGGTCACAAACGACAGCGCGTAGCCGTACTTGGCTTCTTTGTCGCCGTCCTGCCCAGCGGCATTGTTGGCGAAGCCGAGGCCCCATACGCCACCGGCCGGGATGGCGTTCCCTTGTGAGGGGCACCAAAGCGTAACGGCGCCGTTGCCGCTTGCTTTGATGTCGACCGGGAAGGGCGGCGCCGGAATTGGCTTGACGTTGCGGGGCGTGACCGACGTCGGCAAGCCATCGAAGCCGAGAGGCCGAATGCACTGCGTGATCGTGTTGGCTGCGTCGACGATGCTGCCCAACGGCCACGGCTTCACGATGACCGGACGATCGAACCCGTTGGTGATGACCGTTCCATGCGGCGTGTCGGTGTACCAGCTCGCAGCCTCGGTGACGGTCGGCACGTGCCGACCAGTGGCGAGCGTCCGCAAGACGGGAGTGCCTGCAGCGTCGTAGAGCAGATGCAGGTTGCCCTGCTCTTCGAACAGCACGTGCTGTCGAGCTCCACCCGCCAAGGCCTGCGCAACGTGCAAGCTGTACACCGGCCCGCAGTTCTGGAACGGCGCCCAGCTGGTAGCCGCAGGCACGAAGCTCTCATAGCCAACACGGCTTGACCAGCCGCCCGTGGCTTGGTCGATGGTCCAGTTCTCGATGCGGCCTGCGCTCGAGGGGTCTTGTGGGAGCCTCGTGACGAGGCCTGCAGCAAGCGGAGCCTGTACGGTGTCGACCTGCATCAGAGCCTCACGGAAGCAGCCGCAGCGGGCCGTAGGGGTTCGTGACCCAGCGATAGCCGGCCGTCGGGGTTCCCTTCACGATCCGACGGGGAACGGCCTTCAGGTAGGCCTGCTCCATCCCTCGAATGATGAGATCCTTCTTGCGCTGGTAGACCGCCGATAGCGCGCCGTTGTCGACCTTGAGCGTCAAGGCCTCAAGTGCCGTGTAGGCGATGGCCTGCGCATAGGCCGCCGGGACAAGCGGTGCGTCTTGGTCCTCGAGCATCCGACTCGGAGCGATGAGCATCCGCACATCGATCTGCTGATCTGCGCTTGGGTGCGGATAGAGCTGGATGCTCTGATAGGCGGCCGCCTGGTCCCAGACGTAGCGCACGCTCAAGGCCTGGAACGTCTGCGCCTGCAGCGTGCTGAGAGCCAACGCAGGGGCCAAGATGACGCCGCCTTGCGGGTTGATCGTGTCGACGCCAGCCGCTGCAAAGCCTTGTCCGCCTGCGCTTCGCACGCGCACAGGAGCGAGGATGCCCGCTTCTGGACAGGTGAAGTAGTACCGACGGTACAAGCCGGTCGTGTCGTCGACCGCTTCGGGCTGGAAGCGCAGCGTCTCGGTGTCGCTCAAGCTGTAGGTCGCAACCTTGCTGAACGCGCTCTCCCATCCATCGCTCACATCGGAGCGGTAGACCTTGAAGTTCGTGGCCAGCATGCCTTGCACGTTGACCATGTAGACGTTGATCGTCCGCGCGCCTTGACCGACGGCTGCTACCGTCGTGATGCCTCGAGGGGTCTGCGGCGCCGGGATGCGTTTGCCCTCGCTGGGTAGGTAGGCCTCGACAGTGCCGAGCAGCTCCGGGTACAAGTTCGCGTCTTCGCGCTCGAACTTGCTCAGGAACATGACTTTGGCAGGGATGCCCTGCGACGGGTCGCCGACGTTCTGCACCTGCATGCAGTCGGAGGGAAGGTAGACTTCCCGCCGCTTGACGATCGCCGTGTAGGCGCCGGTCACACCGATGAACGGCCGGTCCAAGTACAGCTGCGCGCCGTTGAGCACCCAAGAGATGCGGTGCGTGTAGGTCGTTGCTGTGCTGTCAGTGATCTCGATGACGGCCCGATCAAGCGGAGAGCCAGGCAGAACCGCCGACGTCGACACGGTGAACGGACCGCCGCCAACCGTCGCCGATCCGTTGGTCACGGTGACCGGTAGCGTCGTGTCGGTCCAGACCTGCAGCCTGCGGTCGCGCTGTGCAAAGTCCCAAGGCCGATCGGTGAGCGTCCGGGTCTGCGCCTCGTTGAGCAGCGCGACGAGCTGCGAACGGTACGTATCGTTCGTCGGATCGTAGTCGAGCAGGTTGCCGCAGAAGTCAATCAAGTCGCCAAGGTTCACGGGTCCCTCCTACGACGAAGCCCCGCCCGCGCGAAGCGGACGGGGCCAGTGTACCCGGTTGGGCCGGGCAGCGGAGATCAGAACTGCTTGACAACCACAACGCGACGCAGGACGGTGCCGGCCGCCGCGGCGATGGTCTCGCTGAGGATGCCGCACACGGGCTGCGCGGAAGCGGCCGAGGCCACATCAGCGGTTCCAGCGGTGTTGGTGATCTGCAGCAAGGTGCCGATCGCGTTGCCAGCGCCGCCGTTGTCGCTGCAGCTGGCGATGGCGACACCGCTGATGCAGACGATGATGCGGCTACCAGCGGTGAACAGCGGGGTCCCGCTGGCGTCCCGGTCTGCGGAGCCGATGACGACACCGAAGGGGGTGCGCACCGGGCTGCTGTTGCCGTCGGCCTTGAAGATCCCGCGGGTGATGTTGCCGATGTCGGTCGCAGCGTAGTCGAACGCAACCCAGTCACCGACGGCGACGGTCTCGCGCGCGATGAAGGTCTCGGTCTGGCTGCGGTTGCTGGTATCGGGCAACTCACCAGAGGGCAGGTACTGGATGAGAGTCGAAGTAGCCATGTGAATCAGGCCTCCGCGTTGATGAGAACGCCGTGGCTGGCCAAGTGACCGGTCACGAGCTGCATGCGACAGAAGACCTGTGCAGCCTCAGTGGCGGTGCCGGGAACCGGCATCATCTCGCTGAGGTTGAACCAGCCGTCGACGTCCGCGTACAGCTGGAACATGTCCGAGCTGAGCGCGTATGCAGAGACAGGCAGCGCACCCATGGCCGAGCCCGCGTTGGCGGTGAAGCCCAGGTTCGGGTCGACGTAGATCTTCGCGCCACGCCACATGCCGACCATGTCAGCATCGAGGCTCGAGCGGTCGGACGCGCTGATGTACTGCACCTGCGACTGCTGCTGCGCCTGGAAGGCGCCATAGCAGGCCGGGCTCATCAGAATGATGTCCGGGAACTTGCCGCCGGGATGGAACAGCTGGCAGTTGATCATCAACTGGTCCAGATGGCTCAGGTCGAAGGCCGCGCCGCTGTTGAAGAACTGGTTGAACCAGTTCTGACCGCGGAACGTGGTCTTGGCCAGACCGCCGACGACGTCGACCTGGCTGTTGCGGACAACGCCTTCGAGCCAGCCGGTAGTGTTGGGGGCCACGGTGGTAGTACCGTTGCCGTTGAGCGTCTGGAGCGTGTTGATCGTGCCGGTGCCCCGGATGACCTGCTCGTTGACGGCCTTCTTCAGCGAGAGCATGACGTTCTTCATCTTGCTCTCGAGGATGTTCACAACGGCAAGGTCGCCCTTGTTCGCAGCCTTCTCCACCGCGCTCAGCACAATGGGCTGGGTGAAGTTCGAGTATTCGTACTTCGCGGCGTTGAAGGGGTCGGTCACGGCGAGCGAGACCGGCTCAAAGCCGTTGTTCAGCACGCTAATCTGGCTATGGTCGCCGAAGATCACGGGCTGCTCAACGCGGCTACCGCCGTTGACTTTGACGAGGTTGCCCGACTGCTCGATGGCGCGGAACAAGGGGTGCGAAACGAAGCTGTTGTCGATCAGCTTGTCGCGCAGAAGCTGCAGCGTAGTCGAAAGAATCGACGGGTTGATGGGCATGATGCCCTCCTTGCGGTTGGTTGTCGGTTGTGGGGGCGTGTCCGCTACCGGATGCCGCTACAGGACGCCGCAAAGGGGTAGTCCGCGCAGCGCAACGGTAGCGCAACGTCAACGTCGATGCAACGACTGCGCCAGAGCGTAGATGTCGGCCGCGCTCATCGAGCGGACTTCACCCTTCGCCGGAGGCGATGCCGCGGCGCCCTTGCGAGGCAGGCCGGTCCCGCGCTGCGCAGCCTCACGCTCCGCTGCGCGCCGCGCCTTGTCGGTCTCTGCGGCCTTGGCTGCAGCTTGCCGCGCCTGCTTGCCCTTCGCCGCCCAATAGGCTGTCTCAAGGTCCAGGCTTGCGTTCGTCTCGAGCAGATGCTGCACCTCGGAGCGCAGGCCGGTGTCGGTCTTCAGGTCGCTGTGCTCGGCAAGAAAGCTGTTGTAGGTCTCTTCCGCTTTGACCTGTTCGTACTCCCGCTTCATCGGCTCGAGCACAGCCTGCAACCGCTTCGTGACCTCGGCCTCGATGCGCGCTGCGATCGTCGACTCGTTGAACGGGTCGTACTCCGGAAGTGAATCCGGGACCTTGAGCTCAGCGTGCCCCTTGAGCAGCGCTTCACGTTCAGCAAGGAAGTTCTTGCGCTCGCTGGCAAGCTCCTGCGTCTTCTTGGTGTAGTCCGCCTGCATCGACTTCATGAGTTGGCGAATGTCGGGCGGAACCTGCTTGAGCGCATCCGCCCAGGACAGGCCGCGCCGTTCTGGCTTGCCTTCGGCCTCGACTTCGAGCTCGACTTCTGCGGACTCGACTTCTGGCGTGGGCGCCGGTGCATCGGCATGCAGTGAAGTCGCTTGATCGAGCACAGCTTGGGCGGTTGACGGTTGGCTTGGCGCACTTGCGGTCGGAGTGGTCACGATGGACTTCCTTGCGTGGGGGTGATGTCAGTCTTGAGCCCAGGTCGCTCGCTTCCGGCTCACATCGCCAGCCCTGAGCACGTAGCTGTCGTAGTAGCCCTTGTTGAAGCCTGGAGCGATCTTGAACCGCTTGCGGCGCCCGAACGCATCCTTGGGTTCGAGCACTTCAAGGTCACGGATGCGCCCAACGATGAACGTCCGCCAACCTGGCATCTGCCCGTTGGCGCGCTCGCTCGGTGTCGCGTCGGCCCGCCTGCGCAGCGTGTTGCTCTGCGAAGCGCTTTGCGGGTCGATGTACATGTGCAGGTACGGTAGGCCGTTCGGGCCGTAGAACAGCGCGTGCGGGTTGCCGACGCGCAAGCCCTTCACGCCGATGATGGAGCCATCCCGGCGCACCCACAGGTCGGTGTACTGGAAGCGCACGGGAAGCATCTGGTCGATCGCTTCCTCGAGGCCCAGCATCGCCGACACGGTTCCGCCGACGCCCTCTTGCCGTAGAACCGTGAAGTCCGTCGGCACAACGCGCCGCTGGTTCGCGCCAGCGAAGCCGAACACTTCGGCAACTGTGTTGACCAGCGCCGATTCGGCGGCCTTCTTCGCAAGACCACCGACTGCGCTTGTGAGCGTGCGAAAGAAAGCCATCGTGAACCTCAGCGCATGCGAGAACGGAAGAGAGCATCAGGGCTCGGCTTCTTCTTGACCTCGATCTCAACCTCGCCTTCTTCGCCCTCGCCTTCTTCCATCTCGCCTTCGACCTCGACCTCACCGCGCTTTTCCATCGCCATCTCTTCGGCGAGCGGTTCGGCCTGCTCTTGGTCGACCTCAAGGAAGGCCTTGAAGCGAGGGTCGTTGGCCAGGCCCTTCAAGTGGGCGGTGATGACCGTGAGCTCCTTGTCGCCCTTGATGTCGGTGAGCTCGACCGGGATCGGCTTGCCGTAGTCCTGAGCCATCGCAGCGACCATGGCGAGGAAGCGCACATCATCGGGCTCAAGCTGCGCGACTGGGCCCGTGTACTCTTCGACCTCAACGCCCTCGATGCCGACCGCCTCGAGCACGGCCTTGAGGGTCTCGGCAAGCGCCTTGACTACCTTCGGGCTGTAGGGCCGGTCTGGCTTCGGGACCATGGCGGCAAGCTCCATGCCGACCATCTCGTCGCTGTCGCGCGCGGCTTTGCTCAACTCACCGGGGAGCTTGGTCATCACTTCAAGGGGCATCTCAGACTCCTTCGATCGGAAGCGGGGCGGGCGCCCCTTCGGGGGTAGGGGGCTGTGCGGCCTCGACCGCTTTCGCGAAGGCTTCGGGCAGCTGGTAGGCGCGGACGAGCTCGGAGAGCACCGCTTCACGTGGCGCACCAAGCGAGAGCAGCAACGGCGCCAAGCGTTCCAGGCTCTGTTGCCGTGCCATGTCGCTCATCGGCGTGGTGCCTGCGTCAACGGCCCAGTAGCTGAAGTCGCCTGTCAGGTCATCGGCGCTCAGGTTGGTCGGCCCGACCGGGTTCGGGAGGGCAAGCGGCTCTGCTTCGTCGCCCAGGACAACCGACAAGATGATGTTGTACGTCGACGCGATGCCCGTGATCACGCTGTCTCGGATGCGGGCCATGCGCCCGATCTCGCTCGAGGTGTACGCCGCAAGCAGCTGCTGTTCGGTAGCCGTTGACTTCGTGACCTCGCCCCGCGTGAACGGCGCCAAGAGGCCAGCGTCGCGGATGTCGCTGTCAACCGTGACCGCGTAGGCCGCGATGTCGCCAGGGATCGGCGCTTGTGGAACCGGCGTCATGTTCCCGTCGAGCGGTTGACCTGGCTGCAGGTCGACCTCAATCATCTCGCCGTCGAGGCCCTGCGCGATCTTCGCAGCCGCATCCTCGGACAAGAAGCCAGCGCGTACCATCCATTGCCGCGCCATGCGCCGAACGCCCTGCGCTTGGTAGCTTCGGATGAGGTTCATCTCTCGGAACTGGTCACGACTGCGAGCAAGCAAGCTGTAGCCTCGCAGCGGAGTGTCAGGGTCCCGAGAGAAGTACAGCGGGATGATCGGCACAACGGGCCTGCCCGATGCGGACTTGAACGGAATGCCCGTGGTCTCGTGCTGGAGCTCCGCTTCGGGCGCACGCTCATCGGCTGCGGCGGTCGCCTCGAGGGCGCCGACCTGAACCTTGACGCCCTGGAAGACGAACGTGTCAGGCTTGCGGAAGTCCTCGCTCCATACGAGCAGCTTGTCGGCCTGCAGGTCGTACATCTCCACGATGCGAACCCACTTCTCGTTCGTTGGCACGCTGCTGTCGTTGGGGTTCAGACCGAGCATCGTGCGTCCACCGATTGTGGAGCTGGCGTCGATCCACTTCTGGTACACCCGTGGCGAGAAGTCGGTCTCCGGCCGGTCGTAGCGCACCGCAGCCTCGTCGAGCGGCATCAGGTACACGTGACCTACGTAGCGCTGTTGGTCCCAGCTGCAGGCCGTGGCGTCGACAATGACCTCCCAGGGAGGCAGCGCAGCGGACGCCACGCGCTTGAGCGGGTCAACGCTCTCGACTGGGCTCAGCTTGATGAACGAGCACGGATAGATGAGCGCAAGTCGGGTCGCGTCCTCGAGCTGCTCTCGGATCGTGAGCAGGTACAGGTTCGCGGTTGCCTCAGCGACGTCTGCGTTGCCGCGCGCGCGCACATCGGGCTGCACGAAGACAGCCGGGTTCTTGGCATACAGCGAGCCAAGGTAGCTCTCCACGACAGCGTAGGCCTTCGGGACCTCGGTGCGCAGCACGCCCTCGACAACGTTCTCTTCCTTGGCCCAGAAGTCCGTCATGTAGAGGCGACGCAGTTCGCGCATCTCTTCGCGCCGGTTGGTCCAGTACAGGTCGTGTTGACCGACGATATCGGCAACGTGCGCAGGTGTGAGCATGGGACCTCAGAAGGGCAAGGCAGCGGAGCGAATGCGCCGCGCGCGGGATGCTGCGAGCAGGTCGTCTATCCGCGTGCGTCCCGACTGTAGCGCGGTTGTGCGCCAGCTTGACGGCACATCGCGCAGGCAACGGTACGCCAAGGCCATCGCCATCGCCGCATCGTCATGCGCGCCCTTGGGCGCCTCTGGCGCGACCTTGCCCGGAGGGATCGTGAGGCTGCGCAACTCAAGCCACGTTGGCCGGTCAAGCATCTTCACAAGCTGCAACGACTCACGCAGCGTGTCGAACGCATCGAGTTTGCTCTGCAGCGTCGTGACCCAAGGCTTTCCCGTCTTCGGATCGCGCCATTGTGCGTTGTAGCCGCAGGACTGGAGCTCAAGCAGCAACGCATGGCCGTGGTTGTTGCTCTCGGCAAGCATTAGCGCCTGGTTGTACCGGGTCGCTACCTGGATGCAGCGATGCGCCCAAGCTGAAGGCGTGACCTTGTTGTTGCGCTCTGTGTAGACGACCTGCGACGTTGCAACGGACACGACGCAAAGCGCGCTGTAGTCGCCACCAACGCCACCGCCGACGTCTACACCCATGACGTAGCGGTCATGCGGGTGTGGCTTCTCAATCTCTCGCCCCGCGTTCTCTCCATGCAGCGCGTGTTCGAGCACGTTGACCTGCGCAAGCAGCTCGTCGCCGTAGTAGCCGCCCTCGCGCTCGAGGAAGCAGTCATCGATCGAGGCCGGGTACTCGCGTCTGAACTTGTGCTCCGAGCCAAGCCGAGCACATGTGCGGCGTCGCCAGTGGAGTTGGCCCAGGCTGAGACCGTAGGCTTCGCGCTGCGACTTCTCCGCATCGGTCAAGCTCGCCTCAAAGTCATCCGGGATGAGCTTCGCGCCGTCGCAATAGGTCGGGTGCTCATGCCAGAACATCGTGAGCAGAGTCCAGCCGTTCTCTGGCGCGCCACGCACAAGCGAGCTGTAGAAGTCGGCCGGGTTGTTGGCGGTCGACTCCACGATGAGCAGGCCGTCTCCTACAGCCGCATCCACCTGCGCCAAGACCTCTTCCAAGTCCGGAGCGTACGCAGCTTCGGAGATGAGCGCAGCCGCTGGCGTGAACGAACGCAGGCCGGTCTGAGACCGGCTGGTGAACGCCTGTAGGCTTGCACCGGTGTCGCCGTACACGAGGCGAGCTCGAGCGCGGGTCTCGACCGGCCGGGTCAAGAGCGCCGGAAGCTGGTCAAGCCATCGGCGATTGTCGTCAAGCAGCATGACCGCGCTGTCGTCGCGCATGCTGATGACCGCGTGCATCGCTGCGTGCGGTGTCGTGTAGGCCTTCCAGTGCATCACCATCTTCGCACCGGTCGTTGCTGCGACCTGTCGCGCCTTGAGAATGAGGATGCGCTTGTGACCTGCCTTGACCGCCTCGAAGATCTTGACCTGCATCGGCAACGGCACGAACGGCACAAGCTGCTTGCTGTCCTTGTCCTGCACTCGATGCAGCCGCGCGAACTTGTCGGCATCACTGACCAGTTGCGCGACTGCAGCGCGGTGCGGAATCGGGACGGCGCCAGGGACGAAGGCGACCATCAGCTCACCACACGGAGCACAGCCTCAAGCTCGGCCATCGCCTGCTTCGTGCCCTCGGTCTTCGGCTGCGCCTTCGCGAACTCGTAGGCTTTGTCGAGCGTCCATTGTGCCGCCCGCACCGCTGTCGCGTTGCCCTCACCGGCCTCGAGCGTCTCTCGGAGCAACTGCAGCGCGCGCTCGGTGAGCACAGGCAGCGCGGCCTCGATGAGCGCGACCGGGTCGGGGGGCGGTGGCGGCTTGGTTGCCTTGTACCAGTCCGCCCACTTGTAGAGGTTGTCCACGCCCCAACGCTGATAGACGGCGACACCGTTCGTCACCCTCTCTGCGATGACGGCCCGATGGTCCTTTTCGTTGTCGACCATCCACGACACGACGCGCTTCTGTGTGTCCGTCAGCTCGTCCCAGCACTGCGGCTCTTTGCCGTCAGGCAGCCTAATCACGGGTCTCTTGATGCTCATCGGCAATCCTGCATGCAGGGTGCTGCCCGCCATCATCGCCAAAACAACGGCGCGACGGCTGCGACCAACAGCATACCGCCGCGCCTAGTCGCCGCCCACTTGCCGGCTACTTCACGTGCTCGCCCCGCGCGATGGCGTCCGCCCACTGCCACGTGCTGCCTCGCCCATCGTCCTCGATGGCCTGCAGCCAAGCGACAATCGCCGCGCGTTCATGTATGGCTGCCCGATCAGCGCGCTGATGAGCGGAAGGGATGCGCGATAGGTCGAAGCCAACTTCATACGCACCAGGATTCACTTCGTTCACACCACGTTGGCGCACATCGACAAGCACACCTTGAGCTCGCAAGCTGCGATGCGCTCTGCCTACTGAACGTTCACAGCGTCCAGTGAGCGCTGCTATCTGCCTATAGCTACAACAGCTTCGAGTGCGTTTTGCAGGCTTATCGTCACAGGACTGAACGAGCAGACAACCTAAAACCGCGCGCTCTGTGATGCTTAGGCCATTGCGGCCCCAGATGCCACGGAGTTCAGCGACACGATCAAGATGGACACGGCCATTCATCGCGCACCTCGCTTGACCGCCGGCCCTACAGTCCACACGTGCTCTTCGGGCCGAACAACAGGCTTGACCTGCTTCGTGCAAGGAATCGCAGATGCAGCGACGATCGAAGGCGCGCACCGGCCCTCGAGCTGCATCTGCCACAACACGGCGGCCTCTGCCTTTTGAATGGCTCCGGAGCGCCTGAACTCGTAGTCTGCCTGCTCCAGGTCTCGCCTTGTGAGCTCGTCGATGTGCGCTTCGACCTTGTCGACAGCGATGCACAGCGCGGCTGCGATGATCACGATGATGCCGCGTGCGGCCTTTGCGGTGTCAGTCATGGTTGCTCCTGTCGCTCGCCTCGTTGGATGTGGCGGCATGCTGTAGTATGCTACAGCATGCTAACCATCAACCGGCCCGGATGATTCTTTTTGCGACCGCCGCTGCAATCTCGTTGGGAGCAGCGCAGTAGTGCCGCTTCTTGTCGGGTAGCGGCGGCTCTGGCTCATCACCGAGCAAGCGACCAAGCCAAGGCACTTCGGTCTTGGCCCACTTGACCAGGTCTTCGGGGTCGCCTTCACGCAGCGCTGCAGCGCGACGATGCTCGAGCTCGCTGCGCAGCTTGGCTGCAGCTTCGACGTCCGGCTTCACGGTCCACGATCCGGCCTCGAGCTGATTCCAGCGAACCCAGACTTCACCGACGGCCTTCGTCGCCCGTGGCCCAAGGATGCGCCTCGAGACAGCGCTGCGAATCGCGCCTGGCTTGACCCACTCGCTTCCTTCCAGCGTCTTGAGCAACGTGTCGCGCGCGGCCTTGTCGTTGAGCGCACGCATCTCAAGCCACACGTTGACGGCTTCGTCGATGTCGTGCGGGCTGATGTTGCGTTCATCGTCCGGTGCTGTGCTGTTGTGCCGCTCTGCCAGCTTGCCGAGGTTGTCGCGCAGATACGCGATCATACTTTTAGAAGATCTCGTCATAGTCGCCATCCTCCATCGGTTGCATCCGTGCTCGAGCGCGATCGGCTGCGAACGCATCGACGGCCGCCCATCGCTCCACCCATGCCGGTTCTGGCTCGCCAGCTGCTAAGGCAGCCTCCCACCGATCGAGCTCAGGCTGCAACGGGCCTTCACTGCCCTTCCAGCGACGGCGATCGGCGTACTCGGGATGCGCAAGGCAAGTCGAGAAGTCGACCGTGTAGTCGGTCGTGCCTCTCCCATCCTCGCCCCGCAAGAAGGCGGCCTGCGGACTTCGGAGCATCCAGACGTACCCGTCGACGATGCTCTGCGCGCTCCGCTTCGCCAAGGCCTTCTCGAGCTTCGGGACCCAGGTGCCCTCCGATAGCTTGCGGCCTCGATGCCGCATCAGACGCAGCGCATCAAGCAGCGCCAACAGCTGCGCTGCTTCTGCTGTCCGCTTGACCTTCTCCGGCTTCGGACGCTCTTGCGTCGGCGTAGCCGACAAGATCTGTTCGATGTCGGTGTGGCTGTTGGTGTTGCTGTTGCTGTTATCTTTAGGGGCCCTTGCTGCGCCCTCGGTGCGCCCTTCGTGCGCCCTTGCTGCGCCCTCGGTGCGCCCTTTTACGTTGAGAACGTCGTCATCCACGGGTACAGGTGCGCCCTCGGTGCGCCCTTGCTGCGCCCTTGCTGCGCCCTCGGTGCGCCCTTGCTGCGCCCTTTTAGGATCGGGGTCGCCGAAGCGCGGATCAGCCCACCATTCAACGTCGCTGCAGACGATGCGGGCCGCCTTCTCGGTGATGCCCCAACGCTCCGCAAGCAGGCGGTAGCCGGGTCTGTCGCCCTTGTGGGCTCGTTGACGGCTTGCCCAGTACCGCAGGTCATGTCGTTGCGCGCCTAAGGGCCACGGCTTCATCAGTGCCGACGCAACCGCTTCCCAGTCGCATCGTTCAATCGGGTCCCAGCCTTCGCCAGTTGGCGCGGCCGTCTGACGCGCAGATGTGCGCGAACGGCCCCTGTTCGGGGCTTCATCGTCGGTCATGTCTTCTCCTGTCGAGAGATGGCCTCCCCTGCCCAACCGCCCGCCGGGTCCCGGTAGCTACTCCGGGCCGACGGACGGGGTGCGCGGGCTGAGTCGCGCGGGGACAGGAGGACAGCCGGGGCTCTACGGCGCCCCGCTCTTGCCTACCAGAAGCAGCGCGAATCGACAAGTCAAAAGCAAAGACGGCACCCGGACCATTCCGGATGCCGCCCCCTCGTTGCATTGCGTTCTGCGCGCGCCTTTCTACAGAGCTTCTGCTCTGCGCGCAACCTCCGCTGCAATGTCATCGTGCCAGCTCTCCCACACTGCCAGCTGCGCCGGCCGGGGTTGGCGCTCGAGATCCGGATGCTCCCGACGCCGCGCCTCGATGACGCGCTCGGCCTGCCAACGCAGGTCGGCAAGCGGGACACGCCGCTTCGTCGGGAGCAACAACCGCGCTGCAGTGATGGCGACTTTGTCGGCGCTAAGCACGTGAACCTCTGGCCATCGAAAGCAGCAACTCCGCAAAGGCGAGCGGTGTTCGCCTGCGCCGCGGATCGCTACTCGACGTCCTATCAAAACGGCCGGATGCTTTTGATGCGCCCCAAAGCAAAGGCGGAGGAGGTGTCGCGCCAACATAATACAGCAACGTCGGCTTCGGCATAAAGTGACCGTAGCAACCTTGCTCGACTCGGCATGACCAACCAGGCCGATACAGCGTGCGTGCCCATCCAGATACTGGCGCCGCAGGCAAGCCGAACGCAGGCCAAGCAGCCGATCCAAGGGGGTGCTCTAGCACGCCACCGTAGCGTTCAACCGCAGCAAGAGCCGCAGCAAAACAGCCGCCATCTTCTCCGATGCCGGGCCGACCAGGCACTGCAGCCCAGATGTGCGCAAGGCGCGACCATCGTTCACATGGCGGATGCGCGACTACAGGCAAGGGGCCAGAGTAAAACCGAGCATCTCTATTGATGTCCCACAAGTCAACATCGGGACGGTCATAGACTCCACCTCGATCAACGTAGAGAGCGGCGACGTCGGGCACGTTCTCGCCTTTGTATGCTATTGCATGCTGTTGGGTGTTGACGGTATCGCGCGCATGCCTTAGCATGCTGGGGCGCACCGGGGAGGGCGCGATGATGACCGACAAGAAGATGCCAAACACAGAGAAGCACTTCCACCAAGTCAAGCTGTCGCCTGTCGTGTGGGCACGAGCGGAGGGTATTCGTGCTCGCAGCGGGCTGCGTTCCATCAACAAACTCATCGAGAAGCTTGTCAACGACGCTCACGAACAGGGGAACTGACACATGTACAACACCAACGTCTTCTACAGCGACAGCTGTGCTGAGCTCTTCGGCGCTCTTGCTAAGGCTCAAGGCATGATGGGCCGCGCGTTCAAGGACGCCAACAACCCTGCCTTCCGCACCAAGTACACGAGCCTTGCGAGCGTGCTCGAGGCGATCTTGCCTGCCTACAACGCCTCCGGCCTGTGCGTGTTGCAGCATCCAGTCTTGGCCGAAGACGTCATCCACATGACGACGCTGATCACCCACGAGTCCGGGCAGTGGATGAAGTCCATCTGCAGCATGCCGGTCGCTGGCAAGAAGGACGCGCATGCGGTCGGTTCGGCGATCTCGTACCTGCGCCGCTACACGTTGGCGTCGATCTGCGGCGTCATCCAGAGCGACGATGACGGCAACGACGCATCGGGCGCCGCATCTGGCGCCGCAAGCTCCAGCCCTTCGCCGGTGCGTGCGTTCACGCCGCGCGCTGCGCCTCCGGCTGCGCGCCAGATGACCGACGCAGAGATCGCTGAAGCCATTGCGCCGATGGAGCTCGATGCGCTGAAGATGTACTGCGAAGCACACAACAAGCCTGCACCCGCCGACATGCCTGCGCATCAGCAAGCGCAGATGCTGAGCTGGCTCAAGACCGTCGGCGCTGCAACCATCGAGCAGTTCTTGTCTCAGCGCCTCGCTTCGCTGGCGTCGCACGCAGCGCCGATCGAGGCCGAAGAACCCAAGACGCGCCGCGCGCGGAAGTCGGGAGGTGAGGCATGACCATCGCAGTTCGCGTTCACTGGGCGCATCGGGCCGCCGCTGCCCTCGAGGAAGCAGGCATCACAGACTACAGCGTGCAAGTGAACACGCATGGCGTGTACCTGCACCTTGGCTTCAAGGACTTCCTGAAGCTGGTGCAACGGCATGCGGGCAACGCGCGCGGTGGTGAGACCACCGCAAAGCAGGTCGGCGAAGGCATGCTTGCGTATCTGTCGTTGTCGATGGTGCACGGCAATATCACGTACTGCACGCAACAGTCGGTGGACTACCGCAAGCTTGCGCTGCCCCCAGGGGGCAAGTCGCTGGGTCGCTGGAATCCCGACCATCAGCCCTCGCCCTGGCTGGTGGAGACGGAGCAGTGATCCTGCTCGGGCTTGACCCAGGCCCAGAGCATTCGGGGCTTGTGCTGTACGACATCACGAACACGCCGTTCGTCGTCGCAGCACAGTCCCGCCTTGAGTGGGCAGATGTCCGGACCTGGGTGCGTGAGCATCGGCCCTACAGGGTCGTGTGCGAACGGACGCAGGCCGGGCCGCCCTCGACTCAGGTTGTCCGCACAACCGAAGTCATCGGTCGCTGCATGGAGCTGTGCGACCAGCTCGACCAGCCTGCAGCGTTCATTCCCCGTCGTGATGTGCTGCAGGCCTTGGGCTGCGCAACGAAGGGGAACAAAGACGCGCTCGTGAGGCAAGCCCTCATCGAGCTCCACGGAGGCGACAAGGCAAGAGCGCTCGGCGACCGACGCAAGCCAGGTCCCCTCTACGGGGTGACGTCCCATGCTTGGGCCGCCCTCGCCATCGCCGTGACCTACAACATTCAGAACGGAGGCCGCTACCATGTTTCTCACTGACGCCGACTACCGAGCCCATCCGGGCGTGAACTACAGCACGCTGAAGCACATGCGCAAGTCGCCGCTGCATTACCGGCATGCGGTCGACCACCAAGAAGACAACGCTGCAGAGTATGCGATGCTGCGCGCTGTGCATGCGCTGGTGCTGGAGCCCATGTCCGCCCACGATCAGATCGCTGTGTGGGAAGGCCGCAAGGACCCTCGCAACAAGGAATACGCAGCGTTCCTGCAGAACAGCGTCGGCAAGAACGTGCTCAGCCTCAACGAGTACGAACAGGCCATCAACATCGCCAACGCCTACGGGCGGAACCAGTGGCTCCGCTGGGTGCTGTCGCTGCCTCAGACTGTGTGCGAAGAACCAGTGGTGTGGGACTTCGACCTCGGAGACGCGCTGCTTCTGTGCAAGGGTAAGCCGGACATCATGCACTACAGCCCTGAGCACGGGATCATCATCGCCGACATCAAAACGTTCGGCGACACGACTGCGGAGCTCATCGCCTGGGCTGCGCGCAAGTACGGCTGGATGTTGCAGCTCGCGCACTACACGTACGCTGCAGCGCATCACTACGGCGTCGACCTCAACGCGACGCAGGTGCGCTGGTACACCGTGGTCGCCGAAGACAAGGCGCCGTGGGATGCGACCGCCGTCGAATGGGACCAGGGCACGATCGCGGGCGCGATGGCCGATCACCTCGAGCTTGTTCGCAAGGTGCTCGACTGCATGCGCAGCAACACTTGGCCGGGCCGGGGCGATGTGCAGGCTGCGACGCTGCCTAGCGGTGTCAGTGGTGAGTGAGCGCACCGTGCTCGACCAGCTGCGCGCCGATCGTGGCGCGGGCTGGTACGGATTCCTGCATCTGAATCGCCGGGGTCAGGTCGTGAGGCTGTACCTCAAGAAAGGCGCCCAATGGTGGAAGGTCGACGAGGATGTGCCAGACATCAGCGACCGATGGAAGCTCGGAGGCACTGCGCTGCCCTGGGAAGCCAAGAGTCAGAACATCGTGTGGCGAGCGCAGTGCGATCGTCCGCAGCTGTGGCGCGGCATTGAAGCCGAGCCTCGAGCTGCGGGCCTCCCGCAAGGCATCACGACAGCCATCGCAACCATCGAACAGCTGAGGGGACAATGAAGTTTAGTCTATGGGTCGCCAGCGACGGACAAGCAGCGATGCTTGTGGAGACCGCTACAACGGCTTTAGGGCCGGGGCATAGCCAAGGCGCACCTGCGGTAGGGGTGGCGTCCCATCGCCTTCCTGATGCGGTTGTAGCGTGCCTCAAGGCCCGTGCCGAAGTCGGGGTCCAGAAGTACGGCGGTGTTCTGTCGGTCGGATGGCCGAAGGCGACAGCGGGCGCCTACCAAGAAGCGCTCGACCTGCTCGTGTACCTGCATGCGGATGTCGAGGCCTTGCCCGTCGAACGCGCGCTTGCCCGTGAGCTCGTGTTGAGTCTGGCGCAACGGCTTGCCGAGCGAGGTGTCTGATGCCTCGGGCCAAGAAGTCGACACAACGATCTGAGCACCCATTCGACAAGATCGCCTACGTGATTCCGGCTTTGCCGGGGGTCCGAACTTGCCCCTTCTGCAAAGAGCGGCCGCACATCGAAGTGCATGTAGATGCGACAGGCGTTGCGTTCTGTGCCGTCTTGCTGTGTTCCGGCTGCTTTATGGCAGGACCATTGCCAGTGTATTCCGACCCGACTGGGCCGCTTGCAGCTTCGCGCGCTGTCGACCAGTGGAACGGGATGCTTGACGGCACGCCCAATGTCTGGGGGCCCCGATCGAAACCTGCGGACGTACCCGCCCGGGACGACCTGTGAAGGTCCCCGTTTGAGAATGACAACGCCGATCGGAGCCCCATGCCCCGATCGGCGTCTTGCAGTAAGCCCAAGTGTGAGGGGGGTGAGTGATGTTCGAGACTACCGAACAGGTTTTCGAGATGCTGCACGGCGCGGCGATAGACGCGCTGGAGCGCATGGAGGCCGAGCGCGACACGATGCGCGCCCGCGCCGAAACCGCCGAGGCTGAGGTGCGGCGGCTGCGCGCTGAGCTTGCCGCGATGCCCCGCCCCGAGAACCGATGCCACGGCGAATGGCCATGCGAGGCGAGCACCGCACTTGCGTCTGCGGAGGCTGAGATGGCTCGCGCCGAGGCCCGCGCCGAAGCCGCCGAGGCCGAAGCCGCCCGCCTGCGCGCCGCCATCGTCGAGGCCCTGCGCCTCGCCAGCATCTACGCTGCGGTTGCGGCGCACAACGCCGAAGCCGAGCCGGAGACCGCTGGGGATGCGTGGCGGTCGGCGGCCGAGGCGACGGTGCGGGACCTGCGGCAGACCCTGGTGGGTGCCCGATGACCACCATCGGCCGCCGGACGGTGCGAGGGGGTGCGCAGTGATCGCCGACGTGTGTCCGTGGTGCGCAGGGGAATCGCGGCACTCCGATTGGAGGCCCTACTGCTCGGCTGGCTGCGAGTATAACGGCGCGCTGAACGCCGTCCTCGCCGATGGCGAGGCCCGCGGCGCTGCCGCGGAGCGCGCCGCCGTGGTGGCGTGGCTGCGCGCCAATGTGGCTCAGCGCGTGCTTTCGCTGCATGACACCATCGCTTGCATTGAGCGCGGCGAGCATTGTAACGGGGCATAAAAGACGACAACGCCGGTCAGAGCCCCATGCCCTGACCGGCGTGTTTGCAGTCTGGCGCTAGCCCCACCTTGCGGCGGACGTCAGATTGTGCGCTCGACGGCTATCACATCGGCCGCACTTGCACGAAGGGACGGTAGCCGCCGCCTTCGGGCGCCCAGAGTAGTTCTCGCCGCTGGCGTGCGTTCGCACCGGCCTTGATGCCGATGTGCACGTGTCCGCCTCGAATCGGAGCGTAGGCGATCGCCTGGTCAAACTGCACACCGATGCCGAGCAGTGCGTTGACGATGTCGGTTGCGGTCATGCCTTCCACCTTGATGTCGGCGGCCTCGCCTCGCACGTGTGCGCTCGTGGCGCTCCCGCCGACGGCTCGGTTGACCGCCGGTGCGCGGTAGCCGCTCGTCACGCGGATCGGCCGGCCGAGATGGCGCCGCAACGGGTCCAGGACTTCGCTGCACAGGTAGCGCAGGTTGTTGCGCGCCATCGCATCGGGCACGTTGGCGAGACCGGTCGAAGTCGTCGTGAGCTCCTTCCAGGTGAAGAACTCGCCAGCGCGGGGCGGATCGTCGGTCACTTTGCGATCTCCGAGACGGGCTTGTTGCTCCACATCTTGCAAGACCAGTAGCGCGCCTTGTTGGGCGGGCCCGCATCGTCGCAGCCGTGTCGAGCGCGGAAGTTCGCGCGGCGTTCTGGATCGTCGCGCTTGATCTCGAGCTCGGGGTCGCCGAACCGAACCGTGTAGGCCTTGCCTTCATAGGTCCCGGTTGCGACGAACTTCTTGCGGCCGTAGCCGGGTTCGCCCTGCTTGATGCGACGCACCGAGCTCACTTGCTTGCCTTCATGCGGCCAGCGAAGAACCCGTCCTGCTTTGCCTTCATCTTTTGGTAGGTCTTCTCGTCAATCGTCGTCTGCGACTTGGGTCGGCTCGTGCCGGCCTTCTTGCGCGCGTTGATGTTGTCGTAGAGGCCCTTCACTTGCCACCTCCCTTCTTGGCCTTGCCGGCCTTGTCGTAGGCGATCGCGACCGCTTGCTTCGGCGGATACTTCTCGTCGATGAGCTTGCGGATGTTGGCTTCGATCGTCTTGCGGCTTGTGCCTTTCTTGAGCGGCATCACGAGCTCCGGTCTGGCGACATGGCGCCGGGGTTGGGTAGGAACTGCCCTGCGTCAGTGATGCCCTCGATGCGAGCGAGGCGCCGGTCGATACTGCTCAACGTCTTGGTGATGGCGACGCTTTCGGCCTTCTGTGTTGCGATCAACGTGTCAATCTGGTCCAGGTGACGCTTCCCCATGGCGCCGATGAGCGGAAGCGCATGCCGCACGGCCAAGGTGTAGAAGCCGTACAACACGCCAACGAGAACGATCACCGCAGCGCCGGGACCGGCAAGCAACGGGATGAGCTGGCTTACAAGACCGGAGTCAAGCTGCGCGATCATGCGGCACCATCAATGGCTGGCAGGACACCATCAGCAATAGCCTGCTGAATCGACGCAACAATCGGACGCACCCAAGCGCGGGACGTTGCCGCATCTGGCTGCGTCGCACTCGACAGGTCAATCGCAGCCATCGGCGTAAGCTCGTCATCAAGAAGTATCTCAAGCTGCGCACGCGTCCGTTCGCCTTGCTCATCGGCGATCGTGACGGGCCTCACATTGAACACAAGCATCTGTGACTCCTATGGAACTCGGTAGGATGGCCGCGCATACACCGTGATTTCCTCAATGGCGGTCTGCGAAGATCCTCCGCTTGCCGCGCCGTTCCATGAATAGAGCATCACATACACAGCCGCGCCGTTGAACAAAGGCGCGCCAAGGCCTGCATCGGGACCGGTGCTGTTGCTTCCGATGTCGCCGATGTAGGTCGGGGTCCCGGTGTCAACAGGGCGCGCATAGGTCGAAGTGAACTGCGTGCGTAGCGCACCAACAATGCGAACTTCGGACTGCATCAGCGTAGTGCCGTCACGCATACCGGTCGGGACTGATGCGACCGTGTCGGCGACTGATGTGCCCTTGCGTGTCTGGAGCTTGACGACGTTCGTCGCAGTGTTCTGCAACAACAGCCCCGAAAAGTCGGCCGATCCTTCTGTGCCGACCGATGTCGTGAGTCCGGTCAATCCGCGCTGATTGGTGCCTGTGCCAAGGTTGACGCGCCACTTGATCACACAAAGCAGGTCATCTGTCACAGCTATGCTTGGGCTGACAGGAACCGTTGTGCGCAGTTGATACGCCGTACTTGCGACGCCAACAGGCACATCAGCGATGAGGCCACGCGTCGCATCAGCTCCAGCGGTCCCGGTTGTGATGGTGCCGACGCTCATCGTTGCGTTGACTGTTACCGTAGACCCACCGGAGAGAGTTACGGTTTTGGCGCCGGTTGTCGTGAACGTTTGTGGCGTGCAACCGATGAAGTTGACCGAGCCTACAGCGGTCCAGGCTCCGATCACCGGAGCAGGAGGGGTTGGCGTCGGCGCCACATCGGGGAAGACCGGGACGATCGGCATCGGTCACTCCATCCACGTGATCATGGAGCCAGTGAATACGGCGGTTCCTGCGTCGACCTTGACGAACACATAGAATGTGCCGTTGCCGGGGCCTCCCAAGTCTTGATGGATCGGAAGATCGATCTTGAACATGGCGCTACCGGTCGCAGCGGTCGTGACACCGGTCGCAAGGGTCGCTGTAGTGTCTGGCACACACACAACGTCGCCGGCCGCGTCCTGCGTGATGCGCACAGTGACGGAGGTCGCGCCGCCCGCAAGGGTCGTCAAGTAGATCTGCAGGCCCTGCATGATGCCCAGGTAGTTCGCGCGCAGCTGGAAGTCGGGCGCGTTGGCCGCAACAAGCAGGCTGTGCGTGTGGCGCGCAGTCGTGTTGAACGCCGTCCCGACGGCCTGTGAACCAGTGACGTCGGACTTGTGCAGGAAGTGCGTGATGCGGGTCGGCATGTGTTCCCCCTCTTGCTCGGGCGGCTACTTCACGTTTTCGCGAACGGCTTGAATGGCTGCAGCTTGCCTGCGCCGCGCCTCCGCTGGATCGATCGTAACCCGCGGCAACACGGTCTCGACTGCAGCTTGCGGAAGCGTAGGCGCAAGCACAGGCTGCGCGACAACGTCGAACGGTGGAGCCGTGGCGCGGATGTCGCGCGCCTTGAACTGGTCCACGTTGAACGCGCTGTAGATCTGCAACGCTTGCTCGAGGTTGTCGGGGGTCAAGGCGCGCAACACACTCAGCCGCTTGAGCCCAACCGCCGACGGCTTGAAGCTCATCCACAACTCTCGCCCTTCCGGAGTCGTACCCATCCGCAGGTGCGGCATGCCCTCCGGGGGTAGTCCTGTCCACAAGCGCGCATCCTGCTTGTCGGCGAGCTCCTTGGGAGGCAGAACGAGCTCCGGTTGGTACACGCGCAGGAAGTCCTCCCACTCCCCTCCCGGAAGCCTGGAAGGGTCCTTCACGTGTGCGTTCATCGCCAGCGCCCAGAAGGCCTTTTCATCGCTCAGAGGTTCAGCGGTAGGGATGCCAGCCGTGACGTAGGCCTCCCCTTCTTCGTACCGATCCCAGGCATCCAGGACTTCGGGAGCCATCAGCGCAGCCGCAACGCTTGCGATGTTGCCGACGCCCTGCTCGAGGGCGACGATGCCCGCATCGACAGCGTCGCCTTGACCGTAGGCCGCGCGGATGTCGCGAACGATGAGGTCGGCCCGACGCGCAGCGCCGATCGCAGCCTCGAGCGGCTTGAAGGCCGGAACGCTTGGCAGATAGTACGCCTCGCCATCCCGTTCGACGATGCCGAGCGAGGTGAGCGCTTTGTCGCCATGGATGCTGTAAGGGTCCTGCGCTTCGGCCTTGGCGCGCGCGGCCTGAAACGCTGCGACCGCCGCCCGCGGTTGCGCTGACACCGCCGCAAGCGCTTGCGTGGTCGCAGCGTAGAGCCAGGCGCTTTCACCAAGCCAGCGCGACGCTTGGTTGCGCACGAAGGCCGGAGTGTTGTCGAAGTCGAGCTGGCTGCGCTTGGCGAGGTCGGCCGCATCGGCTGGCGAGCGACCTGCGGCGATGGCGAGCTCGAAGACGCTTCTCCGGAAGTTGAGCTCGAGCGCTTCGGCGAACCGCAAGAACAGTCCACGATCGAGCGGGTTGGCAGTCTCAAGCACAGCCGCAA